CAGAATCCAGATGTCGAGATCGGCGTAGAGGACTCAACAGACCCAAACCCTACGGACGCGGCTACAGGCGACAACTCGCCGAACTTGTAGTCGCGACAGGGTGGGCTCCCACTTTCTACGCTGACACCTTCGACACGCGAGACCTAACTACCATTGTCGCAGTGCTAGAAAAACAAAACAAAAAGAGGTGACATGGCTGACGGGATTGAAACTCGACTAGAGATCTACGGGCTCAAGGAAGCGCTTAAAGAACTGAACAAGATTGACAAGTCTTTACGGCGCGAAATCACTAAAGATTACAAAAGGATTACGGCTGGTCTGGTCTCCGACATTGAATCCGCAATACCCCTTAATTACCCTCTGTCAGGCTGGGAAAGATCTTGGTCTTTGCGCGGCTCCTATCAGGTCTTTCCTTGGCCCACCGAGCACAAAGTCAAAGCGTACATAAATACAAAACCGCCAAAAGAGTTCCGACAAAACACTGTGAACCTTACGACCTTTGCCATTAGATGGCTTGGCGCGGCAGCTTCATTCTTTGACTTCTCAACGAGTAACCGCATGGGCGCTGCACTAACAGCCAAGTACGGAGATTCATCGAGAGTAGTATGGCGTCAATATGAAGCTCACAAAGAAGATCTCAATGATGCTATGGAGACGCTAGTGGACCGCGTCGGCAAAGCCGTCGGACAGAACTTGAAAGCACAATAGTCATGGCTGTAATCCTTCCAATCATCACCGAGTTCAATGCCAAAGGCACGCAGAAGGCGATCAAAGAGTTCCAAAAACTTGAAGGCGCTTCTGCCAAAGCACAGTACGCAATTAAGAAGTCAGCAGTCCCAGCAGCCGCAGCGGTCGCAGGATTAGGGCTCGCCCTTGTAGGCGCTACCAAGGCGGCAATGGAAGACCAAGCCGAACAGGTACAGCTCGCGCTCGCACTTCAGAATGTCACTGGCGCTACTGACGCACAGATCGCATCACAAGAGGACATGATCTCAAAGATGAGTCTCGCGTCAGGCGTAGCGGACTCTGAACTTCGCCCGGCATTAGCGTCACTTGTACGCGGAACTAAAGACATCGAGGAAGCCAACAAAGCCTTAGCACTTGCACAAGACATCTCCGCAGGATCAGGCAAAGACCTAGCGACCGTATCCGACGCTCTTGCCAAGGCTTACGGCGGAAACATGAAAGGACTTGCCGCACTTAGTCCAGAAATTAAAGCGATGATTAAAGACGGTGCATCTTTGTCAGATGTAATGGATGTCCTCGGTGGAAACTTTGGTGGTGCTTCTGCCGCAGCTGCCGCGACTGCTGAAGGTGGAATGAAGCGTCTCGGGATCGCATTAGCAGAGACCAAAGAGTCAATCGGTGCAGCACTGATCCCAGTAGTCGAGGCGCTGCTTCCTTACCTGATCGCGCTAGGCGCGTGGGCACAAGAAAACACAAAAGTCTTCCTGATCGTTGCTGGCGCGATCGGTGGAATCGCAGTGACGATCTTGGCTCTTAATGCCGCTATGAAAGTTTATGCAGCCGCACAAATGATCGTGAACGGCGTTGTCGCAGTGTTTAACGCGCTCCTACTTGCCAACCCTGTAACTCTGGTCATCTTGGCAATCGTTGCGTTTATCGCAATTCTTACAGCGCTCTATTTTAAGTTTGAGACCGTCCGCAAAATCGTAGACACCGTCTTTGATGCGATGCTTGCAGGCGGTAAAGCGGTCTTTGACGGACTAACTACTTACTTCACAGCGATCTTCAACATCTACAAATCGCTCTTTAACGGCATCGCCAAACTGTGGAATAACACAGTCGGCAAACTGTCTTTTGGCATCCCTGACTGGGTGCCCGGTATAGGTGGCAAAGGCTTCTCCGTTCCAAATATCCCTATGCTTGCGGACGGTGGAATCGTGACAGGGCCAACGCTTGCAATGATCGGCGAGCGTGGCCCTGAAGCGGTCATCCCATTATCTGGACGCGGTGGTGGAATGGGCAATTACACGATCAACATCACAGGCGGTCTTGGCTCAAGCGCGGAGATCGGCACAGCTGTCGTGAACGCAATCAGAGCGTTTAATAGGCAGAATGGCCCTGCGAACATAGCGGTCGCCTAATGGCAGGCGTAGCGGTAATCGGGTCAGGTAACTACGACCTTGAGATCGACACAGGATACAACTGGAACGCCTTCACACTTGACGATGACCCAAAAGGAACTCTTGACAGTACCGACTATGTCTTAGACGGAACCGACCAGTACGCAACAGTTATGGACGGCACGATTGGCTTAACAGCAAAGCGTGGACGCGCCAACACAGGCGACCAATTTGCTTATGGCACAATGAGCTTTACACTGAACGACACTTACGCCGACGGAGTGTTCAACCCATTTGACACAACTTCTCCGTATTACGACCCAAACAATAATCAGCCTGGACTTGCACCGCTTCGCAAAGTTCGCTTCTCACGGTACGACTCACTCGGCGTCAAAAAATACTTGTGGGTCGGCTACATCGTGAATTACGACTACACCTTTACGCTCGGCGGTCTTGACACAGTGACCGTGAATTGCGCGGACTTCTCCTACCAGCTTGGGCAGACCTTTCTTGCTGAATGGAATGTCACCGAGCAACTTTCAAGCGCGCGTTTTGATGACCTGCTAGATCTGCCAGAAGTCGCTTACACGGGCGCTAGGAGCATTGAGACAGGCGTGGCGACTCTTGGCGGTGCAGCTGCTTACACGGTCGCCAACGGCGTCTCCGTTGCCGCATATGCCAACAAAATCAACGAAGCCGAACAGGGTCGAATCTTCGTAGATCGTGAAGGCACAATGACCTTCCAGAAGCGTCTAGGAACAACGCTAGGAGTCCCTGTCGCCGAGTTCCATGATGACGGGACAGATATCGGATACAGCGCGATTGACATCTCCTTTCAAGCGGACACAGTGATCAATCGTGCATCAGTTCAGCACGCTGGAGCATCATCGCCAGAGGTTGCAGAAGACCTAGCATCTCAAGCCTTGTATTTGATTCAGACGCGCTCAATAACGGACTCACTTGTCCACAACGACGCCGCAGCTCTCACACTGGCCGAATACCTGATCAGTCCAGATCCCGAAGCACGCTTCAACTTTTTAGGCACCGAGTTCCCCGGCACACCTGCACTAGATCAAGACACCTTGGCGCTCCTCGATGTCGGCGACCTGATTAACATACAAAAGTCAATTACAACTTCGGCAGGCTCAACTCAATTTGCACAAGATCTGACGATTGAAGGATTGGAGCATCGGCTTACTTTGTCGGCTGGGCACGCAGTCACCTACTTTACTTCGCCGACCACGATCGTTTATGAGCTCATTTTGGACGACCTTGTATATGGCACACTCGACGAAGAAAATGTCTTAGGATAGAAATATGACTACGCCATTCCCATTCGTCGCTGGGGCTGTATTGACAGCGGCCCAACTTAACGCAATTACGACACTCCCAATCTCTGCAAAAACTGCTAGCTACACCTTGGTCGTTGGCGATGTCGGCAAACGAATACAAATGACAAACGCATCCGCCACGACCGTCACAGTAAACACAGGCATTTTTAGTGCTGGCGACAGTGTGTTTATTTACAACGCAGGCGCTGGCACTTGCACGGTGACTGCGGGTACGGCAACTGTCTCGACTTCTGGTTCGTTAGCGTTGGCGCAATATGGAGGTGGCACGCTTCTTTTTACTAGTGCTAGCGCTGCTACTTTTTTTAGCGGTGGGGCAGCCAATGTAACGCTGCCTGTAGATGTGTTGCTTGTATCTGGCGGTGGTGGTGGTGGCAAGTATGACACTACGGCAGGCGCTGGCGGCGGCGGTGGTGGTGGTATGCGTACTAAAGCGTTTGGTTTATCTACTGGTACTTACACCGTGACGGTTGGTAGTGCTGGCGCTGGTCAAACCGTAGTGCGTAATAACGGTACTAACGGTGGAAACTCAACATTTATTTTGAGCACAACTGGCGGCGGTGGTGGTGGTGGCCCAGCTGCTGGTAGTGCTGGCGGTTCAGGTGGCGGCGGTGCAGAAACTGGTGCTGGTGGTGCTGGCAATAGCGGTGAAGGTTCTAACGGCGGCGCTGCAGTTGTCTTTACATCTGGTGGCGGTGGTGGCGGTAAAGGTGGCGTAGGCGCTGCTGGGTCAGGCACTACAGGTGGCAACGGCGGTGCAGCAAGCACAAACGATTACACAGGCGCAACAATCAGTTATTCAGGTGGCGGCGGCGGTGGTGGAACTGTTACAGGTGGTACGGCAGGCACTAACGCAGGTAACGGTGGTGCAGGCGCAACTACAGCAGGTAGCGCAGGCACAGCCAATCGAGGTGGCGGCGGTGGTGGTTCAACTGGAACAGCAAACGGCGGCAACGGTGGCAGTGGTGAAGTAGTTATTAGATACAAAACATCAGACGCATCTGGCTACACAATTACAACGACAGGCTCACCAACTACAGGCACAACAGGCATCTACACTTATTACCAATACACCTCTATCGGAACATTCGTGGTCGCATAATGGCAAACTTCGCACAAATGCAAAATGACATTGTTGTTGATGTCATTGTCGTCGCAAACTCTGACTGCGGCGATCTACCATTTCCAGCCAGCGAATTAGTAGGCCAAGCGTTTATTGCATCATGCGGCATTAAAGGCAACTTTTTACAAACAAGCTACAACAGCAATTTTAGAGGGACATACGCTGGCATTGGTTACCGCTACGACATAACGACAGACACATTTAATGCTCCAGAATCGCCTATTGAGCCTTAGTTTTGTGTTAGCGCTTATGCTGACCGCTTGTGCTGACCGATACCGAGAAAACTGCAACACCACTAAAGCCAACGGACTACTAGAAAGGCGTTGCCCATGAATTCTGACAAACGCTTAAGCAACGAACAAATCAAAGCTCGACTCATCCTTATCGTAGGAATCGGACTTACCGCATCGTTCGTTATGGCAATCGCATCACTTATCTTTGGACTGCTCTTTGTCGTGCAACCTACCGAGCAGAGCCCAAATGACGCTGAAGCATGGGGCGTCTTGTCGCCGATGCTAATGACCCTTGCAGGTGGACTCATAGGTCTACTCGCAGGCAACGGACTCAAAGACCGACCTAAAGACCCTCCAGCATCATGAGCGTCATCCCAGCAAACCCAAAGATCCTGAACAGTCGCCCTTACACAGGGAACTCGGACGGAGCCGCAGCTGCACCTCGAGCAGGCATGGACGAATGGATCAGACAGGCAGTTAAGTACGCCAACGGGGCAATCTGGAACAACGGATCTTGGGGAGTTCGCTCAATGCGCGGATCCGAGAATCTGTCAGTGCATGCGACAGGGCGCGCTGTAGATCTTTCATATCGCAAGACCGAACAACACCCAACAGCAAACCGCAAAGGTGCAGTCACCTTCCTAAACATTGTCATTGCCAACGCAAACGCTCTTGGAGTTGAGTGCGTGCTGGATTACTTTCCACAAAAGTTTGGACGCGGATACCGCTGCGATCGACAAGCTTGGAAGTCATACAGCAAACCAGAAATCCACGGTGCACCCGGCGGAGACTGGCACCATTACGAAATTTCGCCTGCCATGGCAGATTCTCCAGCCCTTGTCAAACAAGCCTTTCAGAGAGTGTTCGCCGAAATCCCCCAATAGCGCACACTGATCCTCTATGGTCGATATACCGACGATAGGAGTACAAAACATGACCGAGCCCAAAGTCTTCATCTACGAAGTTGGGCGATGCAATTTAGACAACGGACAAGAAATCCTTGTTCAGATCTTTCGACACGAAGACACCCACAAAATCATCCGCGCCCAGATCGCCTTCCGAACTTTGGCTGGCGACTCATGGGGCGTACCTACAGAATTGGACTTTCAACAATGACCCCAGTATTCCTCAAAGTCTCCGCATGGGCTATCTGTGCACTTGCCTCATTTGTGCTTCTCTGGGACGCTTCTGAAGCGCCTGAAGGCATGTCTCAAGTGAGCGTCCAGACTGCCTACGCCACAATTCCACTAGCACCGCTACCGACCACGACCTCGAGCACGACCCCAGTGACCGCATGCGCTGGAGCTCTCAACCTTGCCTTGAGTGTTGGCTGGCCTGCAACCGAAACACCGACCCTGATGCGCGTCCTCAAGCGTGAGTCAAATTGTACCCCAGACGCATTCAATCCTCGAGACACCGCAGGCGGCTCTTACGGATATATGCAGATCAATGGATTCTGGTGCACCCCTTCGGCATACTGGCCTCAAGGATGGCTACAAGCAAAAGGAATCTTGACAGTGTGCGACGAATTGTTTGATCCAAAAATAAACCTCATTGCAGCTCTCGCAGTGTGGCATAATTCTAATTGGTCGCCTTGGAATCTTCCAAAGTG